AAAAAGATACAGAATACTTCCTGACGGTAGTATAAAAATCAAAGAAGATACTCCCCCTATGACGGTATAAATTCTGACAACTTCCCCCCCGCGTGGGTAAGGTAAGAATTCCTCTCCATGATGCGCATGATTTTTTTGGATATTTTCAGAGAGGAGGTGGCAAGATGGCGAGAAAAAAGATAACTTATGCAGGACTTATCAAAATGGCCAAAGAGTATCAGGTAGACAAGAATCTGCTCTTTCAGTCAGCGGCCAAAACATATGCCATCCAGATGCAGACAATTGAGAAGATCCAGGCGCAGATTGCTGATATGGATGACCTGCAGACTGCCAAGACATATGTTAAGGGCCGGGAAAATGTCTCTGTGTCCGATCTGGTCAAGGAGCTGCCGAAACAGTGTGACTCCGCAAACAAGACCTTGGATAAGATGCTGGACATAATAGACAAGCTCGGAACAAAGCCGCAAGTAAAGGGCAAGCTCGAAAGATTCTTGCTTGACGATAATGCCGATGCCTAATTACATTCTCATGTATTACCAGCAGATCAGCGATGGCACCATAGTGGTAGGCCGTTGGATCTTGCTGATATATGCAATCATAATCAAGGGCCTTGAAGATAAGACCTATATCTACAGCCCAAGGAAAGCCATACGGGCTATTGAGTTTATCGAGAATTTTGTGCATCACTCCGAAGGCCGCAATGATCTCTTAAAACTGGAGCTCTGGCAGAAAGCCTGCATATCCGTCATATTCGGGATTGTGGACAGCGAGGGTGTACGATGGTTCCGGGAAGTCGTGATTATCATTGCCCGGAAAAACGGAAAGACGCTTTTTGCCGCGGCGATTATAGAATATATGACCTTCTTAGATGGAGAGTATGGTTCGAAGGTGTTCTGTGTAGCTCCTAAGCTCGATCAGGCAGATCTGGTCTATGATGCCTTCTGGCAGTCATGTCAGGCGGAGCCGGAGATAAAAGCTCTGATTACTTCGCGCAAGATTGATAAGTATGTGGCGGCAACTAACAGCTCAGTCAGAAAGATAGCGTTCAATGCTAAAAAGTCTGATGGCTTCAATCCTTCCCTGACGGTCTGTGATGAGATAGCATCATGGCCGGCGGCTCCGGGCCTCAAGCAGTACGAAGTCATGAAGTCAGCCCTTGGAGCCAGGAAACAGCCGCTTATCCTGTCAATCAGTACAGCCGGTTATGTGAATGAGGGCATCTATGATGAGTTGATAAAGAGATGCACACGCTTCCTGCTCGGAGATTCCAAAGAGCGGAGAATCCTGCCAATACTTTACATGATTGATGATATTGATAAATGGAATGACATTAACGAGCTGAGGAAAAGCAACCCTAATCTTGGAGTATCTGTCAGTGTTGATTATCTGCTTGAGGAGATTGCAGTTGCAGAAGGCTCTCTTTCTAAGAAATCCGAGTTTCTTACAAAGTACTGCAATATCAAGCAGAACAGTGTTTCAGCATGGCTGAGCACTAAGGCGGTCAGCCTGGCATCCGGCAAGGCCCTGAGCCTTGAGGACTTCAAAGGTTGCTATTGCGTAGGCGGCATAGATCTTTCACAGACAACAGACCTCACAGCCTGCTGTGTCCTGATCGAGAAGGCAGGAGAGCTGTATGTGTTCTGCAAATTCTTTATGCCGGCAGAGAAGGTGGAGGAAGCCACTGAGAGAGATGGATTGCCATACAGGATCTACATACAGCGAGGCATACTGCAGGAATCAGGGCAGAATTTTGTTGATTATCACGATTGCTTCAACTGGTTCAAAGAGCTGGTTGAGAAGTATGAGATCCTGCCTCTGAAAGTCGGATATGACCGCTATACTGCACAGTATCTTGTGCAGGATATGAAGCAGTACGGATTTCATATGGACGATGTGTACCAGGGAGAGAATCTAACTCCGGTAATACAGGAATTCGAGGGGATTATACAAGATGGCATTGTGCATATCGGTGATAATGATCTCCTCAAGGTGCATTTCCTTGACTCCGCTGTTAAGGTCAATGCGGAAACCCGCAGGAGAAGATTGATCAAGATTACTCCGAACGCACACATTGACGGTATGGCCTGTGTCCTTGATGCGGTCTGTGTCCGTCAGAAATATCATGAAGAAATTGGTGAAAAGCTTAGAAATGCTGCATAAGGAGAGGGCATGAGCCTATTAGAGAAAATATTCGGGCCGAAGAAACAGAAGCAGGCAGCGGGGCGATACTTCCAGACGCTGACCGCTTACAGCCCTGTTTTTACATCATGGAAAGGCCAGCTCTATGAGTCGGAACTGGTCAGATCCGCGATTGATGCAAGGGCGCGGCATATATCAAAACTGAAAATTGAGATTAAAGGATCAGCCAAGACCGGACTGCAGAGCAGGCTGCGGATCAGGCCGAATGACTTCATGGAGTGGAGCCAGTTTCTTTACAGGCTGAGCACGATTCTGGATATGCAGAACACTGCCTTTATTGTTCCGGTCCTTGATGACAGGCTGCAGATGACCGGTGTATATCCTCTGTTACCTACAAGATGCGAGGTGATAGAGGATGCACATGGAGAACTCTGGCTGAGATATCATTTCAACAATGGTTCAGTAGGAGCCGTAGAGCTGCAGAGATGCGGCATAATGACCAAATTTCAGTATAAGGATGATATGTTTGGTGAGCAGAATACGGCTCTTGATAAGACCATGCAGCTCATAGATCTGCAGAATCAGGGGATACAGGAAGCTGTTAAATCATCCGCAACATACAGATTCATGGCAAGGCTTACGAACTTTACAAAGTCCGAGGACCTGGCAAAAGAGAGAAAGAGATTCACGAAAGAAAACCTCTCAGCGGATGCCGATGGAGGCGGTCTGCTCCTCTTCCCGAACACTTATGATAATATTCAGCAGATAAAATCAAATCCTTACACGGTAGACGCGGCACAGATGAAACTCATTCAGACGAATGTGCAGAACTACTATGGAGTGAATGAGAAGATTCTGCAGAATATTGCTAACGGTGATGAATGGGCTTCCTTCTACGAGGGAGCCATTGAGGTGTTTGCAATCCAGTTTTCCGATGTGATCACCGGCATGACATTCTCACCGAGGGAACGCATAGCCGGGAATATAATCATGGCAACGGCCAACAGGCTCCAGTACATGAGCAACGCGGACAAGCTGGCAGTATCTTCACAGATGGCAGATAGAGGCATCATGAACAGGGACGAGATAAGAGAAATCTGGAATCTGCCGCCCCTGCCGGATGGAGCCGGGCAGGCCTACACCATAAGAGGAGAATACTATCTGCTTGGAGCAGATGGCAGTGTGACACATCACGATGATGATTTAACAGGAGGGGTCAAGAAAGATGCCGATAGTGAATAACAGGGAATACAGAAGCATGACATTTGAGGTAAGGTCTGCAGATACAGAAGATGATCAGAGCAGGATTGCTGAAGGCTATGCAACGCGGTTCAATACTCCGTATCAGCTCTATGCATGGGACGGGTACGAAGTGAACGAGCAGATTGACGCGCATGCATTTGATGATTGCGACATGACCGACACAATCATGCAGTATGACCATCAGGGCAGAGTATTTGCAAGAGTCTCAAATAAGACTCTGCAGCTGGAAGTTGACCAGATCGGCCTTAAGGTCACTGCAGACCTTGGAGGCACAGAGGAAGGCCGGAAGCTTTACGAGGAAATCAAGGGCGGCTATACAACAAAGATGTCCTTTGGTTTCGTGGTAAAGACAGACGAAAGAAAGTCCGAATATGATCATGAGTACAATAAAACGGTTGTGCTCAGGACCATAACGGCAATATCCAAACTGTATGATGTCTCAGCGGTATCCATTCCGGCGAATGATGCAACTGAGATTTCGGCCCGGAGCTTTTCTGACGGAGTGATCAGAGAGGCAAAAGCGGAGAGACTTAAACGGGCAATAAAGAGAAACAAGTTAATGGCAAAGATGAGAGGAATGAAATAATCATGACGATTGAAGAGATCAGAGCTCTTGACCTTGACGGTGTTGAGAGAAGAATGAATGAAATTGCAACAGAGATGAATGCTGCTGATGCGGATCTGGATGCTCTTACTGCAGAGGTGGATGCCCTGACAGAGCGCAGAGCTGCGCTGCAGAGCCAGATAGAAAGAAGGAACGCGCTGGCCGCAAGAGTGGCCTCCGGTACAGCCGGGACACAGGTGAGAAACTTCCAGCCGGCAGCGGCACAGGATGAAGAGGCAAGATACGGCAGATCCTCCGCGCTTTACAGAACAGCCTGGCTTAAGAACATCGCTGTAAGATCTAATGGCCAGAGAGTATTTGGCGATCTGACAGAAGAGGAGCAGAGAGCCTTCACGCACACAACGGCAAACAGTGCCGCGCTCGTGCCGACAAACACACTCAACAGGATTGTTGAGCTTGTCACAGGTGATTCCCCGATTGACGATGATGCAGACGAGCAGGGCCAGAGCAGAGGCTTTGCAGTGCCGAGACATACCGCGATTGCTGCAGGCGATGCTACAGGAGTTGCAGAGGGAACTGCGAACGCTGATGAACAGGATAGCTTTGATCTGCTTTCCTTTGACGGTATCGAGATCAAGAAACACGTTGTTATCTCCAGAAAGTTGATGTTCAAATCTATTGATGCTTTCGAGGATTGGCTTGTTAAGCATCTCGGCGCCAGAATCAAGGTTGCCAAGGAAAATGTGTGTCTGGCAAGACTCCGCAACGCGGCGCCGGCAGGCGGCTCCGCTGTTACAAATTCCGGCATGGCAGCAGCAAACATCCTCACAGGTCAGACATATTCCGATGCAACAATCAGATCCATGTTTGCTCTTCTTGAAGGCAATGGCGAGATTGTTGTATATGCAAACAAGAAAACTATTTGGAATCAGCTGGCCGGCATCGAGGATGGAGAGCACAGAAAGCTGTTTGTGCCGAACAGCATGGTTGATCCGGTTGTACAGGGCCGCATTTACGGCGCTACAATCAAAGCAGATGATCAGCTTGCAGACAACGTGGTTATCGCAATGGTCAAAGGCAAGATGCTCAAGAACAACTTTGACGATCTGGAAGTGTTCACGGCTATTGAGCCGAAAACTGCAAACACGATCATCACAGCATACTCTCTGTATGATGCTGCTCTGGAGAATCCGAAAAGTGCTGTACAGGCTACATTTACTGTCAGCTCCGGATCTGGCTCAGGATCTGGCACAACATGATTCCGTAAGGAGGCCAAGCAATGTCAACAGCCATAACGGGCGGCAATCAGCTGCTTGAATCTGTAAAGGTAACGCTTGGCGTGAGATCCAGTATTTTCGATGAGGAGATAACGGATCTGATCAACGCGGCAAGGAGTGACCTTGGCATTGCCGGGATAACAGAGAATCATTCAGAAACGGATGCTTTGATAATTCTGGCAATCAAAACATACTGCAGGATGAATTTTCACAATCCTGCAAATTATGATAAGCTGAAAGCCTCATACGATGAGCAGAAAGCACAGTTGCAGACTGCCGAAGGTTATACCAATTGGCTGGAGGATTGATATGGACAAATACGGCAGTGCAATGATCTGCACTCTGGAGAATGTGTCCGATGTGGGGGATGAGCCGCAGATGCGGCTTGTTCCCCTTTTTGATGCATTTTACGAAAAGCAGAGAATAGGTGTAACGCGGCTCTATGCGGCCATGGGTGCGGGGCAGCAGATAGACGCGCTGATCAAGCTGCTGAATGTCGAGATGCCGGATGATGGAGAGCTGTATGCGGTCATAGCCGGAAAACAGTACAGAGTAGCAGCGGTGCAGGATGAGGATTTTGATGCAGTTGTGACACTGCAGCGGGAAGGAGATCTGTATGATGTCGCTTACAGTTAAGCTCAAAGCCTTCCGGGACCTGATGAAAGGTGTCACGGCAAATTTCTATCACTACTACAGGCCTCACAGGAAGGGAATGCATAATGCGGATCACTGGCTTATATGGTCAGAGATAAGCGAGGATGACAGCCAATATCTTGACAATCAGAAGAAAGCGCAGGTGCTCACCGGCACTCTGGATTTCTACACAATGACAGAGTACGATGCCAGGATAGACACGATACAGGCAAAGCTGAACATGGCTCCTGTGACGCGCTGGGAGCTGGTAAGTGCAGGAAAGGAAGAGGAAACCGGTCTGATTCATTACAGCTGGTCATGGAGAATGTAAGATGGCTAAATGGACTGTAGGCAACGGATTAACTGAGTATATCGCACAGCTGCAGGCACTTGACAAGTCAGCAGAGGAACAGATTGGAGCCGCCGTGTACCAGGGCGCGAAAATTGTTGCTGATGAAATCAGGAAGAATATTAAAAATATGCCTACAGATGAGAGGCACGGAACTCCGCAGAATCCAGTGAGAGGAGTGACGCGGAAGCAGAAGGCGGGGCTCCTTGATGGGCTTGGCATTGCCAAGATGAAGGATGATAACGGATTTATTCATGTAAAGATTGGCATGGATGGATATAACGGAGTCAGAACCAAAGCCTTCCCGAACGGCCAGCCGAATGCACTCATAATCCGATCAGCGGAAACAGGAGCTTCTTTCAGAGAAAAGACTCCTGTAATAGCGCCGGCAGTCAAGGCTAAGAAGCCAGAAGCCGAAAGAGTCATGGCAGAAGTGATAGAAAAGAAAATCAAGGAAGTAACAAAGGAGTAAGAAAATGTCTAAATTTGTAAATACAAATGCAATAGCGGGCGCAATTGGCATAGGTTTCTCAAAGCCGATGGTTGCGCTCTATAATGCCTCCGGGAACACTGTGACGTATACAGGCGGCATTCCTTTTGCCAGAGGTGCATCTGTGCAGATCCAGGCTAACAGCTCGGATGCAAACACCTGGAGAGCCGACAATATGGATGCAGAGAGCGCAGGAGGCAAATTCACGGGCGGCAGCATGACCGTGGTCACAGATGACCTGTTTTACGCAGCCGATCAGCTCATCCATGGCCGCGGGGAAGTGGCAGAGGTAAACGGAGTGCAGGTTGAGAAGTCAACGGCAGTAGATGATGTTCCCTATTGCGGATTTGGATACTTGCGGAAGTACCAGTGTGGCGGTCAGGAGATCTACAGGGCAATCATGCTTACAAAGGTCAAGTTCAATGAGTCCGGTGACGCTGCAGAGACAGAGGAAGAAACAAAGAACTGGCAGACAACGGAGAACTCTGCGCAGCTCTTCCGCGATGACACGGCAGACAAGACGTGGAGGCTCAGAGGAGCGAACTATTACACGACAGAAGATGAAGCTTTTGCAGAGCTGTGTGGACTGCTCATGATTTCATCATCTTCCGGCTCAGGGGCTTCCGGCTCAGGGGCTTCCGGCTCAGGGACATAAGGAGAGAACATGGAGATTTATGGTATTAAAACAGGTTTTTCGCGAACCATCAAAGCCACAATTGAACTGATCGAGATTTGCCCGGATAAGGACATCAAGAACCTCGGTGCTCTGATCACCGGAGGCAATACGGCAGTCCAGTACATGCCGAAGATTCTGGCCATCCTCCAGAATGGCTATGAGAACAGGCTGCGGCATGAGGCAGAGAGGGAAGGCAGGACATATGAGCCAAAGCTCCTCACGGCAGAAGATTTTGAGTACCTTGATGAGGAAACTTATCAGGCCTGTGTAAATGAAGCTTTTCGGAACTTCAAGAAGCAGAGCGCTCAGACTGTGCATGTAAGGGAAATGCCAGGAAAAAAAACAGAAAACGCAGTAAGCCAGTAAAAGAGAATCGTGCATGGTATCTCTTCTATGGCCGGATTATGAATTTGGATGAGCAGGCAGTCATGTCAATGTACTACGGAGAGTACAAAGATATGATGGCCTGCTTTTCTGTGTATAACGGAAACTGCATTGTGGTCCCCGAAAGAACGCATGATGAACTGATGGAGCTGGATTGATATGGCAGTAAACATAGGGCCTCGGATCGGCATAGACGGTGAGGCCGAGTATAGAAAACAGTTACAGCAGATAATTCAGACAACAAAAACGCTTGATTCTGAGATGAAAAAAGTTGAGTCCTCATTTGATGAGACTACATCTGCAGAAGAAAAGGCAGCGGCTAAGTCTGAGGTGCTGCGGAAAGAAATTGACAATCAGAAAGAAAAAGTAAGGCTCCTGCAGGAGATGCTTGACAAATCCGCTGACAAGTACGGTGAGAATGACACCAAAACTCTCAAGTGGAAACAGGCAGTCAATGAGGCTACCACACAGCTCAATAAGATGGAGGGAGAGCTGAAGGACACCAACAAGAACATGGATAATGTTGGTGATGCCACAAAAGATGCAGGCAATGCCATGGATGACGCTTCCGGCAAGGCCAGTGTATTCGGTGATACCCTGATGGCTAATCTGGCCTCGAAAGCGATCACTGCCGGACTTGATGCCATTGTGACAGGTATCAAGAATATTTCCGGAGCAATGGTGGACGGTGTGAAAGATGCCGCGGCTTACGCTGATGAAGTGCTTACCATGAGCACAGTAACCGGCATAAGCACAGACAAGCTCCAGGAATACAAATACATGTCTGAGCTGGTTGATGTCAGTGTTGACACGATCACAGGCAGCATGACCAAGCTCACAAGGAGCATGGGAAGCGCGCGGGATGGCTCAGACAAGTATGTTGATGCTTTCAAAAAGCTTGGAGTTTCTGTCACTGATGGCAATGGAGCCCTGAGAGATAACGAGGAAGTATTTGCCGAGAGTATTGCCGCGCTTGGAAAGATGACCAATGAGACAGAGCGCGATGCCCTGGCAATGGAAATCTTTGGCAAGTCCGCGCAGGATCTCAATCCTCTTATTGCGGCAGGTGAGGACAAGCTGAAAGGCTTCACCGATGCGGCACATGAATCCGGTTATGTGCTGTCTGAGGAGCAGCTGGGCGCTCTCGGTGAGGTTGATGATGCTTTTCAGACATTTGATGTAACAGTCAAGGGCATTAAGAACCAATTGGCCGTAGGGCTTGCGCCTGCAGTGACAAGCGTTGCAGGCGTGTTCCAGGATTGGGCGGCATCTGTTGATTGGGATGCAGTCGGTGACAAGATCGCAAACATGGGCCAGAGGGCTGTTGAGTTTGTCGAGGCTGTTGATTGGGAGAGCGCTTTTGCCCTGATAAGCGATGGCGCAGAGTCATTATGGGATACCATTGAAGGATTTGATTTTGAGGGCACTGCCAAGCTCGTGGGCGATCTGGCAACAGGCGTGATAAATGTCGGCACATGGATGCTCGAAAACGGAGAAACAGTGGCCTCCGTAGTCGGTGCCATTGCCGGAGTCATGGCAGGAATGCAGATTGCAAGCTTTGTGGGATCTCTTGGCCTGCTTGCCGGTGGCCCTCTGGCAGCCATACCCATAGCGCTTGGAGCGATAGTGGGCGCGGGTGTTCTGGTAGTCGAGAATTGGGATCTCATAAAAGAAACTGCCGCGGGATGGGCTGAGAATATCGGTGCGTTCTTTGACGGGGCTGCAGTGAAGGCCGAAGAGATAGGCGGTCAGATCGCGGAAACCTGGAATGGCATGAAAGAGAATATCAACACTGCCATTACGGATGCCACAGAGCTCCAGAGCGAGAAGCTTGACGAGATGCGGCAGTACTATGATGAGTGCGGCGGCGGAGTCAGCGGCGCGGTTGGCGCTATGATGCTGGGAGTCAGGACAGATATTGACACAGGACTTACTTTCATCAATGACCTGACAGGCGGCAAGCTCGATGGTGTGATAGCTAGTTTTGATGGCATGTATCAGAATGTCAGCAACGGAGTGACAGACTGGATCGGAGGCGTTGAAACCTCAATAAAGGACGGTCTGAGCTCTGCAAAAGAGTGGGTGGATGATAAGCTCGGAGCGGTTGGAGATAAGTTTTCTGAGATATGGAATGGCGCAAAGGACACGGTTTCCGGCGCGATTGATGCCATCAAAGGATTCTTGGACTTTAATTGGGAGCTGCCAGATCTGCCGCTACCTCATTTCTCAGTATCAGGCTCCTTTGGCTGGTCATGGGATGGCGGCATTGAGCTGCCTTCCATTGATGTGGAGTGGTACAAGAGAGCATATACAACTCCTGTGCTTCTCAATTCTCCTACAATATTCGGATACAATGCCGGCAGCCTGCTGGGCGGAGGTGACGGAAACGGAGCCGAGGTGGTTTCCGGAGCTGGAAAGCTCATGGCAATGATGAAAGATGCAGTGAGCTCGGTTGTGAACAACACAAGGACCACCAACATGGGAGGCCTTACCATTAATGTATACCCGTCAGCGGGGATGGATGAGGAGGCACTTGCCGAAAAGGTGGCAGAGCTCATACAGGATGACATTGATAGAAAGGATGCAGTATTTGCATGAGTATAACGTATAACGGAATAGAGATATTTGAATACAATGCGTATGACTCCGGTACTGAATCCTACGCGGGGCCGGAGAGAGATACTGAGCAGATCCATGTGCCGGGCAGGTCCGGAGATCTCATCTTTGACAACGGATGTTATAAAAATCAGACAATACCTTATAACTGCTTCATTCCTGCAAACTTTCCTTACAACTTTGAGGAGCTGAGGAACTTCCTTCTCGCAGATCCGGGCTATCATCGCTTAGAAGATACGAGGCATCCGAGAGAATACAGGATGGCAGAGGTGAAAGGCCCTATCGAGCCGAATACCGGAGTTGATAACCAGAGCGGGACTTTTGACATTGTTTTTAACATGAAACCGCAGAGGTGGCTCCTGGAAGGAGAGCTGCCTATCACGTTTACAAGTTCCGGAGCCAGCATAGTGAATCCTACGCGGCATGAGTCAAAGCCGCTCATCAGGGCTTACGGCAACGGAACATTGACGATAGGCAGCAAGACAGTGACCATTGCAGGAGTCTCAGAGTCTTACATAGACATAGATTGTGAGACAGAGGACGCATTTTATAACACTGCAGCAAATAATCGTAATGATAAAGTTACATGCTCCGGAAACTTCCCGCGGCTTGCCCCGGGGAGTACGGGCATCACCTTCTCAGGGATAACCAAAGTGATCATAACTCCGAGGTGGTTTGTCATATGAATCCGATATTGTATGAAAGCGATGAAACAAACTTTATAACGAATGGGCTAGGCAGGCTGCCGGATTGCGTGAGCTGTAAGGTGACAGAGGCCAGAAATGGAGAGTATGAGCTGCAGCTTAAGTATCCGGTAACAGGGCGGCATTTTGCGGATATTACAGATGATAGAATCATCTCAGCTATTCCGGCAGATGGGAAGGAGCCACAGCCTTTTGTGATCTACAGGCACAGCAAGCCGATGAACGGCATAGTGACCTTTTACGCTCAGCATATCTCTTACAGGCTGAACTATATACCTGTGCGGCCTTTCAGGGCTACAAATGCAGCAGACGCGATGCAGTGCCTATCACAGTATGCAGCTGTCACTTGTCCATTTACATTCTGGACAGATAGAGTGGTAAATGCGACATGTGCGCATGATGTGCCTGGCTCGATCAGGTCGAGGCTTGGCGGCACAGAGGGCTCAATGCTGGATTGTTACGGCGGAGAGCTGGAGTGGGACAAATGGACAGTAAAGCTGCATACGGCGCGAGGAGCCAATAAAGGAGTGAAAATCAGATACGGCAAGAATCTGATAGATCTCCTGCAGGACCATAATTTGTCAAACGTGGTAACAGCGGTATATCCGTATTGGAGCCGCGATGGAGTATATAAGGAGCTTCCTGAGAGAGTAGTATCTACGGCACATGAGTTTTCATGGTCAAGAGTCGAGGTTGTGGATATTACAGAGGATTACGAGAATGAACCGAGCGAGGCAACTATGCGGAGCTGGGCTACAAACTATATTAGCGGCAAGCAGACACCGAAGGACAGCATAAAGTTTTCTTTCGTGGCTCTTTGGCAGACCAAGGAATATGAGCAGATAGCTCCGCTGGAGAGAGTGAACCTTTGCGATACGGTGACAATCTCATATGAGCCTCTTGGAGTCGAGACAACGGCAAAGGTAATAAGAACTGTGTACGATGTCTTAAAAGAGCGCTATGAGTCAATAGAGGTGGGACAGGGCCGCACAAATCTGGCCGCCACAATCATAGAAACATCGCATGAGCCAAAGAAGATGATCAGCGCGGCCAAGTCATGGTTTGATGCGGCAATTAGCCATGCAACAGACATGATCCGCGGAGGCCTTGGCGGCTATGTGGTCATGAACGCAGATGCAAACGGAAACCCGCAGGAAATCATTGTAATGGATAGGCCTGATGTAGATCTGGCAGTAAACTGCATCAGGATCAACAAGAACGGTATAGGCTTCTCTCAGAATGGCTATATGGGACCATTCAACTCAGCCTGGCTCATAGATGGTACATTTGACGCGCAGCAGATCAATGTGATCAATCTCAATGCCAACAGCATCACGGCAGGCACCATGTCTGCAGACCGGATAAAAGGCGGCACTCTTACAGTAGGCGGCACTCAGAACGGTATGATTGATGTCAGGGATGCTAATGATGATATCTATCTGGAGATTGATAAATATGGTATCACACAGATGGATGGATACTGGTTGCAGCAGGAGGATGCACTTGGAACCGGTAAATTTATCAGGCATGAGGGCGGTCAAGTAACAATGGGTACAGGCGGAAGTACGTATGTTACCATTGATGGCAGCGGCACAGTTACCCCAATATCAGGGAACACTTACAAAGGGCTGAAAATCAGCACAGGAGCAGTAGAGTTGGCAGCTAATGAGATATCTGTCAAACGTGGAAACAACAGATATATTGCTCAAACATCAGATCTCATGATACTGGTGAGGGATACAGTAGGCGGTATAACACAGGATACCTGGCATACACTTAGCTTTGTGAACGGAATGCTAGTTGATTATTAAGGAGAGAGTATGGAGCATTTAATAAATCTGAATTTTGCACCGGGCGGCCTGCCGGCAACGGTGCATGTGTCACAGTATGATGACACGATAAGGCAGCTGAGGTTCCAGCTTTGGTTTGGCAGGTCAAAAGTGGAAGTGCCTTCCGGGGCCTCGGTAAGAGTAGACATTAAAAAGCCGGACGGTCATATTGTACTGGTAAGCGGCACAGTAAACAGCTCAGATAGATCTATTGTTACAGTGCCGACAACTAAACAGATGACTGCAGTGCCGGGCGGATCCAGAGGAACACTGGTAGTCTCGAGCACAGGTGATAAGCGGATCAGCTCTGCCATATTCATTCTGCAGGTGCATAGAGATCCTGTTGAGGATGGAGATGCATCAGACTCCGATCTGAGTATGCTGCAGGATGCCATTGATCAGACAGCCGCTAATGCATCAGCGGCCCAGGCTGCGGCCACAGCGGCACAGGAGGCGGCCAGCTCCTTCACAACGGATACAACGCTTTCGGTATCGGGGAAGGCAGCGGATGCCAAGAAAACGGGCGATGAGCTTACGGCAATAAAGGCTGATTTATGTGCCTTAAAGCCGGGGTTGTCTGCCGAAGCAAAGGCAGCTTTATTAGCTTGTTTTGCTCATGTTGCATGGAGTGGAACAGGGGGTCGAACTTACTACAATGCGCTTAAAGATGCATTAAATCTCGAAAGTTGGGACTATGAATGGTATTCGTCAAGCAGAACGCTCCCAGATGGCATGACGGCTACTGAGTACGACTTTACGACTGAGAACGGTGTTCTTTTTGCAAAAACGCCGAAACTGGATTTTAATTATACCGGCAACTGCAAAATGCAGATTGAAATAAAAGCATATTCCGAGGACAAGAATGGACAGCAGAAGTTTACGGATTCCAATAACCCGCAATTCCAGATTCAGAACGCTGTAGTAGGTTCCAATCAGTTCAGAGGAATAAAAATGGTCTTGGATTCAGCGCTTGGAACATCATCAGAACATGGTATGGTCGCAGCCGGAATTAACGGAACGAACGCATTGATTGCAGGCTCGAATAGCGGTGAATATCACACTTATGAAATCACAGCCAATAACAATGTGTATGAATTGTCTATTGACGGTAATCCGGTAACACTTACACAGAACACGGACACCACCCAATATATAGCTTTTACCGGAATAGGCTCTTTTCAGTCTGCATCTCCGGCGTTTATGGGGGCATTTATTAAGTCCATAAAATTTAAGCGGCTCTAAGCGGAGGTGTGAGATGCCTGTATATTTATTAGATGGGACTGCGATAGATGCCGCATATAGTGTTAATGGGGCGGCACTTTCGCAAGCCTATGATATTAATGATAATGAGTTGCTAAGCGGTCTTGATGATATTGTTCCGGGTAGATTATTAGTTTGGCATGATGAGTTCGACGGAAGTGTTGTTGATAGCCAGAAATGGAATCATTTATATGGTTATTACACTTCTAACAGATACTATATGCATCAAAACAACTTGGCAAATAACGCTTTCTGTCAAGACGGGAATTTGCATTATAACAATAAGAAAGATTCTGATATGCCGCTCACAGACTGGACAGGTGCATTTATCTGGACAAAAGGGCTGTTTGAGTTCCGCTATGGACTGATAGAAGCAAAAATGAAGTTTCCAGATAATCCGGTATATCACTCGACATTCTGGACAATGGGCGCGGGATATGACAGAGTTTGTGACCCGAACGCGGTTGCGGACGCTTCAAAAGGTTTATTGTGGGCTAGCTGCGGAGAAATCGACATAGCAGAAGCGGACAACGGCACTGTCACGACAACGAAACACTGGGCGGATAATCTCGCAACTAATAATCATGTAACTGGTGGACATGCAACGCTTACAACAGACGCTTCCAACTGGCATATATACGGATGTGAGTGGACAGAGGACTATATTAAAATCTATTGCGACAGGGTTTTAAAGGGAACTTTCGCCCTATCAGATGCAAATGTAGGCACATTTAACGCTTTTAGAAGACCGCATTTCCTCATGTTTAATCAGCTCCCGGAGCTAAACGGGTCACAAGCACAGGACTATCTTGAAACACAAGTTGCATGGGTGCGTGTATACGCTCCAGAAGGTGTGTCAGACGTTATTCCTGATACGGCACTGACTCTTGATTCTGCATCATTGTCAATGTCGGTTGGTGATACACATTTGCTCACGGGATTGTTTACACCGTCAAATCCGACAGATATGACTCTAACGTGGGTATCAAGTGCGCCTAGTGTTGCTATAGTTTACGGTGGAAAAGTAACAGCTCTTGCGTCTGGAACTGCAACAATAACAGCAACTACCAAAAACGGACACTCGGCAACATGTACAGTCGTAGTGAACTAAACGAGGTGTTCAAATGAAAACTTTAGCAATTATTTTGATTGTTGACACGGTTTTAAATGCAGTTTTGAAAATTATCATTTATAAATTGCAAAAAGACATTGACAAGGAAATTACCAAAGGATCTGAAATGATACGAAAATCAATACATGACGAGATGCGAAAACCAATGTACAACAAGGATAATAAGTAAACTAAACGCCCATTTAGGTTTCTAATCGAGGCATTCACGAAACAACAGAGAGAGTATTATAGTTAAAAATACAGAAGGGAGCCGCATGTGCGGCTCCAGAGGAGAAGATATGAGAGAAACATATTATTTTATTACAGGCCTGATCAGCGCAGCTGTGGCCTACGTATCCGGCAAAATGGGTATTCTGATTCCGCTGATCGGAATTCTCACCTTGATGATGGTTGTGGACTACATTACAGGCATGGGAGCCGCAAAGAAGGAAGCGGTTGAACATCCGGAAGATCCTTCCTATGGCTGGTCATCAAAGAAAGGTTTCAACGGGATCATTAAGAAGGTAGCCATTTTTGCGGTGATAACAGTGGCAATATCGTTAGATTACCTCATAGCGATAGCTGCAGAACAGATGAATCTCAAGCCTCCGGCAATGGCTTTCATAGGACTGATAACAGTGGTTTGGTTCATCCTAAATGAAATGCTGAGCATAACAGAGAATGCCGGCAGGATGGGGATTCCTGTGCCGATATGGTTATCTAAGTACATAGCAGCGCTGAAAAACAAGATAGATGATCAGGGCGGCCAGGCAGCAGGATAATATTAAAGATTCAAGACAGAGGACACGGCGGGAGCTGTGTCCTTTTTATTTGTTAGGAGAAAATGACATGACAGAAAAACAGTGGATTAGCTTTGTTGCTCCTCTGGCAGTGAATGCAATGCAGAGATTTGGATACAGAGCATCTGTGTTGATTGCGCAGAGTTGCCAGGAAACTGGATATGGTCAGACAGATCTCGCACAGAACGATATTAGAAATGTGCTTGGAATGAAAGAGGATCTGTTGAATGATACATGGCAATCAAATTATTGGTATGGAGAGTGCTATGTAAAGAAAACTCCGGAATGGATAAACGGAGTGAAAACAATAATAGAGGATTCGTTTCGCGTATATGCATCTTATCAGCAGTGCTTCTATGATTACTGCCAGTTTATGCGCGATGCAAAGCGCGATGATGGCATATATAAATACAGAGATGTGCTTGGCATCGCAGATCCGGCAGAGCTCACAGAGGAAGTAAGAAAGAGAGGATACTGCACAGATCCGGAATACTCAAAGGCAGTAGTGAACATTATCAAGAAATGGAATCTGACACAGTACGATGAACCGATAAAAGAGGAGAAAAAGATTATGACTCTTTCAGAGAGATTGATGCAGATGGGAGTTGCCCTGATCGACAGGATAAAGCAGAACTTTAACTGCGGCCAGAAGCACAACGCTAATACTCACAGATACCTTGCCATTCACTATCTCGGAGTGAATGGAGAAAACCCTGATTTGTATGATGGCTGTTATGGCGGCCATTTTTATGTATCGAAGAACGGCACATGTTACCAGGCTGCAGATGTCGGTGATATCCTCTGGCATGTAGGCGCTTCCAGTAAGAACGGATACAGATACATTCATGAGGATGCGAGGAACCAGAACACAATAGGCATCGAGTGCGCGACATTCACGGCCTCCGGGCATAATGACGATGATGAGACATGGTACTATACAATCGAGAGTCAACAGGCAATGGCCAAGCTGGCAGCGGCAATCATGATGCAGTATAACATCCCTATGAGCAATCTGCTCATGCATGGAAACATCACAACTAAGATTTGCCCTGCTCCTTACGTGAGGGACGGAGGAAAAGGATCTAATTGGACATGGGATGTTTTCAGAGCCAAAGTGGCAGAGTACTTAGAGCAGGATTACAGCGCAGCAGGTACGGTGATTGAGGTCAGCATTCTCAGGAGAGGCAATACGGGGCCGGCGGTCAAACAGCTCCAGGAGAATCTGATTAAACTTGGCTATTACCTGGGTAAATATGGAGCAGATGGCAGCTATGGAGAGGATACAGAGGTGGCTGTAATTGTATTCCAGCTTAATAAACATCTTAAGACGGATGGAATTGCCGGCCCGATCACTCTGGAAGCAGTGCAGAATGCTCTCGATGAGCTGACAGCAGCGCAGGCAGAGGAGCAGGAGAAGGAAACAGAGAGAGAGGATGATAAGAAGATAATGTACTATGTGCAGTGCGGTGCATTTGGAGTAAAGGAAAATGCAGATAAGAAGGTGATGGCACTCTCCGGAAAAGGCTTTGTGGCCATAGTTAAGGATTACGGACAGAAGGCAGCAGAAGGAACGAGATACAGAGTGCAGGTAGGCGCGTTCATCAATAAGGACAGAGCAGAAGCCATGATTTTGGATCTCAAAACCGAGGGGATCGAGGCGCTTATAAAAACAGAATAAAAAAGTTGATAACAGAGTTGATTTGGAGTAGGATAAATGCGGTATTTACGCGGAAAACTCGCAATTTTGACTTTGTCTTTTAATCAAGTTGTCCGGGGTTCGAGTCCCCGATGCTTCACGAAGGAAAACAGCCGGAAATGCCGTATTTATGCGGTGTTTCCGGTTTTTTGTTTTTCAAAAAGTAGCCGATTGTAGCCGATTGTAAATGTTGACATTCTGTTGACAGGACGATTTTTCAGAGCAAATGTTGACAAAATGTTGACACTTTTTTATGAGATGATAATATAGTTTTTGACATGGTAATGCCTCATAGAGTCCTTTTTGCATGGTGACAAAGAACGCACACGAAAAGCCCGGCAGCTGGTAACTGCCGGGCTTTCACGTTGCTCATCCGAGGGCCGCATTAACGGCCGCGTGAGCATCTTCCTTTTCGAGATTGATGTGCGCGTATACCTTCATGATGACCTGCTCAGAGTCTCCCATCAGCCGCGCTATATGCTTAATGCTGATAGTCGGAATCTGGCTGCAGAGATCAGTGCAGTAGTTGTGCCTAAAGACATGAGCTGTAAGGCCTGTAAGGTCCTCGGCGGATACAGCCTGCATGGCCTTGATGATCCTTCTCCACATCTTGTCATATGATGATTTTGTCATTTGCTCACCATTCCTCATAGTGAATAAATAAGGCCCTTTGATGCCTTTCACATATTCCTCGATTGCAGGGCGGACACGATCAGGCAGCGGCACTCTCCTGGTTCCGTTTACGGTCTTAGGATCCTTGTTCTCTTCCTTAAGATGATTGACAAGAGCACGAGCTTTTACTATAGCCACTTCCTTAGATTTCCAGTCAAAATCAAAAATAGTAAGGGCAAGCGCTTCCTCTCTCCGGAGGCCGCAGCCATACAGGAGATACAGAAAACATTTGTCCATGGGTGCCAGATCGGCGGAGAACACTGCCGCTTTCTCTGCTCCGGTAAGAGGGCGCTTCTCAGGGGCTTTGTATTTTACTGCCGGCAGGCAGCGGGATATATCAGCTGATACCGATACTGACAGATAGTGATCAGATACAGCCTGCTCAACGACCTGCTTTATGGTCATGCAGATCTGCTGTTGAGTGCGCTTCTTTCCTTCCGCGGCTCCTAAGATGCTGAGGGCATGCACAGGCCGGAAGTCTGAGAGCTGCACAGCTCCTTCAATGGAAAAGTATTTTTCTATGACATTATCATACATTGCAAGGGTGTTGCCGGCAGCTCCAGCTTTGTAAACATCTCTCCACTTTCTGGCATACTGCAGAAAGGTCATATGGTTCTTTACAACAGCGGTCCTTTCCGCAACAGCTTTCTCAAATTCTTTAACACGCTTCTCAAGGTCTTTGGAGCTCTTGCGTGATGTAAGATATTTTCTGTGCTTTGTTCCATCTGCATTATATGTGCCATCCCAAACAGCGGCCATATATCTGCCATCTTTCTGTTTCTTATATTTCGTAGACATCCAATCACCTCCTCACCGAAATTCATAAAAGAAGTTCTGAGATGAAGCTTGGAGTATTAGCCGGCAGATGTTATTATAATCATGCGCAGAGAGACATGCTGGATTCTGCAGCACACTCACTTAATACCCCAAATTATACCTCTTTTCTTGAAAGAGAAGCAAAAAACTCACCTAGTACGGGGGTGAGTTTTTTGTTGTCCAAAAGTTGCGCCGGCGCAATTAAAACCGATATTTTATGCCTCTTTTTCGCTTCCAGTCTGTGAAGCTTCTGACTTCTCAGAAGCGGCCTCGGCCTGTAGCTCAGCCTCATAGCTTCTGACCTTATCCGCAATCTGTTCCTGTCTGTAGATCTTCTGAGCCTCCTGAGCAAGCCGATCAGCCAGGATATCCCACCATTCCTCCGGCATGTCCGCGAGCAGGGACACTGCTCTAAAGCGTATGTCCTCCGGCCTTCCTGCTAAAACCTTCTCAATCCATGCCTGCACTCTCATGTTTGTGTTCTTAGAGACAAACATCTCACCGGTTCCAGTCCTCAGCCATTCCTCATTGACATTGTATGTACTGCAGATTAGACGCACAACTGCATCAATAGGCTCATTGCGGCCATTTTCATACTGAGCAAAAGTGTTGCGCTTGATTCCGATCTTATCAGAGAATTCCTGCTGAGTTAATCCAAGCTCTTTTCTTAGCTGTTTTAATCTCTCATCCATTGTTTTACCTCCTTCTGGCTTCATTATATTCGCGGCATTTCATGTAGTCAATAAAAATGTGTCGCAAAAACACAAAAATAATATTGACAAATGTTTTAATGAGACTTATATTAGTCTCAGAAACACAAAGCAACACGAAAAAAGGAGGTGAGAACGATGATGGCAAGCACAGACCAGAGAAACGAGACAAGGGAAGCCACAAAGAAAATCTTTGAGGAGATTATTCCCATGATTTCTGATGAAGGCTGCAGGAAGCTGCTCACTCTTGGAGAAGGTATCAAATTCGGCATGCAGGCCATGAGCCAGAAGCCGGAGAAAAGTGCATAAAGAAACACGAGGGAGGCAGTATGGCAGTAATTGATTGCGACAAGTGCATGATGGAAGAAATGTGCATGGATGTGTTGGATCTCAATGGAACTATTGGCACATGTCCGCATTTCACGACACTGGAAGAGCTGACACGGACCGCGCCGAAACCTGCTAAAAAGGTTGAATGTGGAAAATGCATGTTCGAGGTGGAGTGTGAGGCGGCATGGATTGTGGACGGGAGGGCCGAAACATGCGGCTCCTTCTGTCCGGCATGAAAGGAGTGAGGCTGTATGAGGACTAAGAGAAGCGGATCAGGATAAACCCGGCTCCTCACCATGCGGGCTACGAAGTAATGAAAAGCGCCGGGCGGCACCGCCACTGCTCTGATGAGTTGGCCGCCCGGCATCACCGAAAGGAGAATGAATTGATAGAAATAGTAAGACCGGCAGCAGTAGTTTTCTCAAAGAACTGCAGGATGTCAACGGAAGCAAAGGCAGAATACATAATACAGCACAGTAAGCTTGGCGCGAATGCGTCATATAAGGACCTGTTTGAGTCAGTAGTTACGGCGCTGGAGGAACTGGAAGAGATGGAGCCTACCAGAACCGTATCAGAAGTGGAAACGATCTGCAAATGCATTCGGGCCGGCATCCGGGCAGAAATGGAGTATGTGCTGCCTGAGAATCCTGGAAAAGATACAACTTGCTGGTAATAAGAAAGTGAGGTGCGAAGGATGGTTTATCCAAAACCGTACATGAGAAAGCGTGAGCTGGTCAGAATGGGTATACCTTCCGAGATGCTTGATAGGGCATACAGGTCAAAGGGCCAGCGATTTGCACAGAAGATCGATCCGACAAAACCAAACTCTCCGATACTCTTTGATACAGATGGATTCGAGAGATGGAGAATGAAGCAGATGAACATAGAGCAGAGGGCAATGCTATGACAGGATTCAGCGAGAAAGGAACACCGGAGCAGAGGACAGAAAGAGAGCTGTTCCAGGCTGCCAATCTGGCCAGAAGGAGCAGACTGGCCGCACAGTCACGGGAACCGTATGGAGACACATACAGACGGAAGAAAGTACATTGGTGGACCATAGAAACGGCGCTGCTCTCTGTGATTGAGCTGAGTGGACTCGTGGATGAGTTTGAGATCTATTATAACTGCCATCCTGTGAGCCCGGAGCTGTGACCGCGGAAATGGGAGCCTTCCTGATCGGAGCGCTGGCAGCAGTGCCGGGGCTTGCTGTATCAGTATGGCTCCTGTGGATGTGGGGCAATACAAGTGAATAGGCTTTAAAAAGAGGCGATTCCAAGCCTCTTTTCCATCTCGATAAGCGTATTAAAATCTGCGTCAAAATAGAAAAGGTGAGCAATGGGGTATATACGAAAAGAGATGTACTTTCCTAGAGTCGTTGAGATGTGGGAGTACATGGATCATAGGTATGGAGCTCCGGGGATAAAGAGGAGCCAGAAGAGGAAGGCGACACCAAAAGAGATAGAGGCACACAATCAGAGAAACCGGGAGAAGATCTGCAGATGGAAGCTCCGTCAACACTTCACAGAGGATGATGTATTTGTAACGCTCACTTATGCAGTAGATAAAAGACCCGATGACATGGAAGCCTGCATGAAGGACTGCAGGCGGCTCATGGACAGGCTGAGGCGGGAATACAAGAAGGCCGGTCAGCAGATGAAGTGGATCAGGAACATAGAAGTTGGCAAGCGCAATGCCTGGCATGTGCATCTGGTCATTAAGGCCTTGCCGGATATCCTCTCTGTGATGGCAAAGGCGTGGAAGCACGGAGCTGTGCTGCTAAAGCCGATGAGGGCAGATGGAGAGTTTGCAGATCTGGCAGCATACATGACCAAGACACCGAGAACGGATAAGCGGCTCATAGATGCCAGATACGGGGCCAGCCAGAATATGCCAGTGCCGGAACCGGTCACAAAGAAGTATAAGCGGTGGGAATCATTTGAGGATGCGGAGCCAAGGCTTGTGCCGAAAGGATACTACGTTGACAAGAGCTCTGTGATAGAGGGATGCACAAAAGAGGGATGGCCATACAGGCGCTTCCAGTGCTACCCGATCAGCCAGCCGGCTACAGGAAAAGCCAAGAAAAAAGCGGTTGTCATCAAGGAAAGACAGAGAAAGATGGTCAAGGCTTGTGAGGTGCTTGCTCAAGATCCGGAAGAGCTGCCAATGCTTCCGGAAGAAAGCGAAGAGGTAAAGAGGGTAGATGAAGAGAGTACAGCTGATAATTTGGACGGACTCAACGGCCCAGAAGGAGACAGACAAGGAGTATAGATACTGCCTGGCATCCAGCTCAGGCAGGGTATACGGCGATGGCTCGGAACATGGGACATATAACAGAGTCACACTGCAGGCGCTTCTGGCAGGCCTTGAGAGGATTGACCAGAATGCCGAGGTGCATATTTTCTCAGATAACAGATTTATTCTCAATATGGCTGCTCATCGTTTGAGCCAGTGGGAGAAGAATGGATTTGTTACGAGCAAGAATGTGCCTGTTAAGAATGCGGATCTCTGGAAAGAGATCAGTCGCAAAAAGCAATCCTTCAAACTGCTTGGATATTACGTGGATATCATGCATAGAGAATGGTTAGAGGAGGCGGCAACAGAATGAAAATCTGAGTTATTGAAACGTACATTGAAGCGGATGCCAGAGAGCTCAGAGAGAGCAATTCGCTTAGTGATAATTTCATGAACATGCTGTCAAGAGTGTTCCAGAGCAGAGAACCTTTTGAAGATGATCAGGACGAGGAAGAAAGCGATCTGGAAACAGAGTGATGTATGTAACCGGCAAGGCCGGACATAAATAAAAACCAGAAAAGGAGAAAAAAGAGATGAGAACAATGAGGAAAATGGACAGGGTATGGATGGTAGTGCTGGCACTGGCAGCGGTCATTGTAATGCTGATAGTAACGGCGGCTCCTGCACACGCGGCAAATCGGAGGAAGCTTGGCAGATATGCTGACAAGATTGAGCCTGGAAAAGAGTATGTGATTGAATCCGTAAAATTCCCCGGACAGGTCGCGTCACCTGACAGGAGAGCGAAGTATAAGGACTATATAACGCTCACTAAGTGGAATCCGGATGATCCTAATGGAAGCCAGCAGATCTGGCATTTTACAAACATGGATGAAAGAGTCATTGATGATGGTATGTACCTGGAGCAGTTCACGAGGCCGGGGATGTTCCAGATGTCAAATTTCACGAATTACCTAGAACATCCGTCCAAAACTCTGAGGCTGATAACTTGCGATCCCAAGAAAGGTTATACGGCAAAACCCAAAGAATACAACTCAGACGGATCTACAAAAGACACTCAGTGGTTTAAAGGAACTGTGCTGAGAGTTGAGGACGGGAAAGCAGTATGGAAAATCGTAGGAGTATCAAGTAATTGCAGAATGGCTCCGGGTGGCTGGTCAGAGGTGTACATAAGAGAGGTTGAGTGGGAATAATCAGGATTAAGCTGGATTAAGAGAAGGTGTCCGGTCTGCCATCAGGCAGGCCGGGCCGGTGAGGTGCATTATGAAATTCAAATTATTAGCGGTTGCGGCGGCAGCAGTATTGGCAATGTGGAACACATGCACAGACGCACAGACAAAGGAGCTGGCAGAGAACGGCGGACCAGCATTCTGGTACACATCAGAAATGACCTGCCAGAAGTGCGGCAGAGTCGAGAGATACGAGGGCAACACGCTCTCATGTGCAATGTCCTTTGAGGATTATCAGGCTATATATCCTGATTGGCGCATAGAAGGGCATGAGACAAACTGCATCTGCCTGTGTCCTGATTGTCAGTAAGAAGCAGAAAAGAGGTATTTGTTATGTGGGATAAGTTTGGAGAGTTTGACACATTCAGCGAGATTAATGAATTAGCAGAGAACCTGTTTAATGAGGGCGATCTCGAGAGCATCCGGGTACTGGCTCAGGAGAACGGGATTCCGGAAGACTTCGTGGAAATGTATATCATGGGAGATATTCCGGTGCTCTGCGACGCGATGACGGCAGCGGTCGGAAAGCTGGACGTAGAAGCGGCTGACATGAAAATTCAGGGGCTCATGCTCGATTGGCTGGACTATATCAAAGCCCAGTGCGGAGAGAATACAATCCTTGCGTACAAGGTCAGGAACAAAGGAAAGAGCCTCGCAGGATGCATCGGCGAACTGCTGAAGAACTCATTTGCGAATCAGTGGACGGTCCCGGAGATGATCAGGAAGGAAGCGAAGGTGACGGCAGGCAGAGTCACCTTCGGAGTACCGAACATGGCAAAAGCAAAGGAAATCATAATGGACTACTACTTGTACTGAGGTGATGCCATGAAAAAGAAAAAAATTGAGGCCTTCCCGCTGATAGAACTGAGAAAGCCTAAAAGAAAACCGTATATGGCAGTGGCAGAAGTGGTGGAGATTGCCGGTGAGGACCATCTGCTCATTGACATCTATGAGAAGGATGGAAAATCTCAGAGGCATGTAATGAGGGCGGCATACACAGAACATGATTGGGGGCTGTGGGAGCCGCGAAACGAATATAGCTCGGCATGGAGCAGAGGAAGCATTGAGGTTGATTTGTACAGGAATGCTCCGAGGTATGACACATCTGATATGATCAGCGGTCCCGGCATACCGGCAAGAGCAGACTGGAACAATACAGCGATTGACCAGTTGAGCATAGAGATAATACGCGCCTTCTATATGCGCAAGTATCCGCGCTCACACTGGCAGTACATGACAGAGAAGGACTGGTACAGGAACCTTACAGGCCTCGAAGGAGAGATAAAAAAAGAGAGAGAGTCTAAAGCATGGGAGAACCGGAGGGAACAGCTGGAAGAAAGAAACAGAGATGTTCCGGAGATTCCAAAGGATTTCAAAGAGTGGGCTGATAAGGAACTGTTTGGCAGAAAAGAATTCATGTTTTACAAGAGGCATGGCAGATTCGCGGATTGCCAGTGTTCAAAATGCGGGGCAACTTACAGAATCATCACACGGAGAAGAGATGGCATTGACGGGATGATTGAGAGAATCGATCCTGTGCCGGAGAACGGGAATAAGACCGAATGCAGAAAGTGCGGAGCATCTGTCAGGTACAGACCAAGGGGAAGGATGAAGCCATCATACGGAGAGACTGAATCTGCTTACCTGCTACAGCCGTACAGAGGCAGCGGGACGATTGTAAGATGGTTCGAAGTACAAAAGATGTGGTTCCTGGATGCAGTGAGTGAGATACGGCTTTGTGAGAATGCAAGGATTTACCCGGATGTGTTCAGAAACAAGAAAATAGACTGGCATCTGTATGACAGCTTCTCAACGAAAGAGGATTGGTATGATCACAATGTTGGCGGATACGGCAATATCAAGCTAAAGGCAGGCGCGGTCTATACAGGAAATGCCGGAGAATGGAACACAAGGAGCCTGCAGTATTCCGGGCTTAAGGAATTCATTGAGGCTAAAGGCTGTGTAATGAAGCCGACATTCTACATACAGACCGCGCAGCAGTACGCGCTTGAAAAGATTGTAAAGGCCGGCATGGTGGATCTGGCCGAGAAGCTGGTAGCGGGAGAACCAAATACACAGTCTTTCATGCAAGGCAGGTACAGGAAGCTTGAGGATGCGCTGAATATCAGGAGATGCCGGATAAAACTGCTCTCTGAGGCAGATGATATGGATGTGCTGCATGTACTACAGCTGGAGAGGGAGAACGCGGAGGCCGCGCTTTCCGGGCGAGCTAAGGGAAAAGGAGAGTGGACAGTTGAACAGATCAGTAAGGCATGCAGCCTAAATCTCACTACGGAATTTGAAACTCTGTTGCAGTACATGTCAATTACTCAGCTCATAAACCGGATCGAGAAAGAGCTAGGGAGACCGATACATGAATACAAGTTCACGGATAATGTGATCACACGCGACAAAGAAGGCACAGAGTTGGCGATCCTTTACAAGGATTATATTGGTATGCGGCTAAAACACGGATGGGATCTAACGCGGTCAACCTCGATATTCCCGAAGGACATTAGG